CCAGTTTGGCCAACGCTTCCCGTAGGGCCACTTGCACCCGTTGTTCCAACGTCACCAGTAGCGCCTGTGGCTCCTGTATAGCCTGTTGTACCAGTTGCTCCAGTTCCACCTACTGCACCTGTGCTTCCTGTTGCTCCTGTAATACCAGTGCTACCTTGAATACCTTGGTAACCTGTTGGTCCTTGTGGGCCGATAGGGCCTAATTCTACAGTATCAAGTTGTGTAACGGCAATGTCATAGACATTAGTTATGATAGGAATTTCTACAATGGAAATTGTATCTGGAGTAGATGTCATTGAGTCACGCTCGGATTAACAATAAATACTCCCTGAAGGATTTTGTATACAGTTGAGTCTATAGTGTTAGTTAAATTCAAATCGTATTGGTACGTGCCTGTGGCTAGGGCAGCAGTATCTGTGGCAGATATGTGAAGGTTGATTCGCCCATAGGCGCCATCAATAGTTGCACGGCCATTGGCTGTTGAGAGTTCAATAATAATTGCGGTATCAGTTGCGTACCGTACTTGCATATCAGCCGTATAGTTTGATAAGTCAACTGGTACTCCACCAATTTTCCATACTGGCTTAAGGTCAAAGGTGGTGCCTTTATATACGGCTAGGTTATATCTGCCTGGATTCATGGCTCCCCTTAGACTGTTGTAATGTTTGCGGCGTAGCCAGCATTAATTAAAATTGTTCGTTCTACATCTGTGATTGGGTAGATATGCCCACCAATATAGGCGTAGTCCGCCTCTGCAACTTGGTCTACTCCTGGGGTGCGAAGACGAGTTACTACTGTTCCATTAACAAGGATGCTATCTCCGCGAGCAATACGATAACGCCACATCAATCTGCCAAAGCCTGCTGGTGTTTCGTCAACCGTAGGTGGTGTGAATTGATAAATTGTATTTCTCCTTGTTAGAGATAGGGGCGGGAGTGGGGCCATAATTTCAGGCCGTGCTTAACCCCGCCCTTATCAGTTATTTAGTTGTTACGCAGTGTGGATTGAAGAAGTTGATTCAATACGAACAAGTGAAGGTTCACGGTAACGTGCCCATCCAAGTACGCCGTACCATCCGATTGGACGGAAACGCATCAACTTATCAACGACTGGTCCGAAGATAACATGTGGCTCTTCGGCTACTGCTTCAGCAAGTGCTTGCTTACCAGCAACTAGTGTACGGAAGTTACGAACGCCGCCTGTACCATTTACGTATGATGAACCAAATGTGCCTGAACCAGCAGAAGCGCCAGTACCGTCAGCAAAGTTAGCCATACGTGGGGATTCAACGAACATCGCACCTTCGTAAGTTCCAATTGTTCCTGGCCAGAATTCAGAAGAACCTGTCTCTGAATACTTATGGTCATCACGCCATCCACCAGCGCCTGTTTCAGCGCGGAGGTCATGTGAAACTTCTGGGTGGATACCACACCAGTAGTATTCGCCTTGACGTGGAACAGCCTTGTTGGCACGTAGTTTCGCAACTGCGAAACGAATGTCACGAGACTTGATAACGTCAGTTGAAGTAACTAGACGTTGAGTTGTACCGTTGGTGTATGTACCTGCATAGGTAGATACAAGGCTTCCGCCTACTTCAGCAATAGCGTTTGTTCCACCGATAAGAGTAGACAATGCTACTGTATCTAGGGAGTCAGCCATGTTGAAGGCGATGATGTCAGCAATTGCTGGGTCAACATCTGAGAGTGAGAACAACTCTAACTTACGAGTTGCTAGTGAAGCGTTACCGTATTCATTCAAAGTAACTGAAACTTGAGTTGTGTTGCCAAGGGCTACAGCATCTGGGTCAGTTGACTCTGAAAGAGCGGTGGTTGCGGCTGCTAGGTCTGTGTAAATCTGGAAGACTACAGAGGAACCTGGCATTGCTTGTTGTACTGGACGCTTGTCTGCGACATCGCGGACTAGAGGAACAGCACGGAGAGCAAATTCTACATAACGGTCATACGCGGTCTGGACTAGATAGTTTCCTAACGAGCCAGAGGTTGAGTCTGTGTATGCATTTGCCATTGTGTCACCTTCTTTCTATAAGGTTTGTGCGGATGGGGTTTATTTACCGCGATTGAAACGGCTTGTTGGATTACCCGTAAGTGCATTTAACTCATCTATAGTTTTTACTCCTGCGAGTTTGGACGCTAGGTCCTGGTCTCGGCTTGGAGTGTTTGCGTTTTGGGTAGCCGCATTGATGCGTTGATACGCAGCAACATTAGCCTGTTGTTCTTCGTCGGCTTGAACAGCGGCTTCTGTCTTTTGGAATCCGAAGATATCGGAGTTTTCCGTAAGCCATGAGTCAATCTGTTCTGGCGTTGTAACGTCACTAGGAATAAACTTAGAGACTTTATCTGGTACGCCCTTTTGTGCCAATACTTCTTTAACGGAGCGATTGCGAAGGTCAGATTGAATGTTGGTCAATTGGTCCAACAGTTCTTTCTTTTCTTTCTCTGCTCGCTTTAGTGCCTTGCGAAGATTCGCAGGACCGTTAGGGTCTGATTGGGTTTCTTCGACGGCATCAAAGTCGTCGTCTTCATCATATTGGTTTGCCATGTGGCACTCCCTTTCGTTTGGTAGATGCGCAGGCCTCAAGTCATCCCAGGGGAAGGATGTTTGGCTCCCACTTCCAGTTTTTAATACACGTCATCCATACTGGTGGGTGGAGACGGAACTTAGTTAAGAGACGCCTTCTTCTGCTCCTAATAGACTTCCTTTACCTACTCCAGATGAACCAGAGAAGGCGGAAATTTCTTGTGTCTTAAGACGTTGTAATTGCATTTGTGCTTGAGCAGCACCCGCAGTACCAAGGTCAGCAGCGGTTATCGCTGCACCTGCACCGCCCGCTGGAGCAAATGCACCATAGCGCTGCGCTAATGCTTGTGTAGGTGCCGTCTGAGCAGCAACGTTAATTGCAGCCTGCTGGGCTTGTGCTTGAGTAATTCCTTGAGCAGCATATTGTTCTGCTGTACCCATACTTATATCAGCACCTTGACGCTGGAATTCTGCGCCAACCTTGGCAGCGTTAACTTTTTGCTGGATTATTGTTGAGGCTTTTTCTGGGTCAAGAATGTGAAGAACCATATCTCCAGTAGTTAAGCCAAACTCTTGTTGTAATTGTTGCTTTACAAATGGGTCCTCATTGCTGATAGCAGCACGGGCCGCATCAACTCTTTGTTGAACCTCAACTGGTGATACGTCTTTGGCAATTAATTGTCCTAAATAATTAACATCATTAACTGTGCTATTTGGAATACCAGCAGCAATTAAAACATCTTTGTAGGCTGCTTCTGTAGCAAGGTAGGTTGCTGGGTCAAGTACTGAAAGCCCTTGCTTTAAGCGAGACTCATTAGCAGAAAAACGTTGTTTCCATTCTGGGGTAGACTGAAGTTCAAGCATTGCTGTGCTTTGGTCTAAACCTTTTGTGGTAATTAAATTCATATAAGCATCGCCTAAACCGCCAACGCCATATTGAGTTAATAAGTCTTTACCAGCAGTAATCCAGTTTGTCTGTTGTAATTGTTTAGCCTTATCAGCCTGTGCTTGTTGATTAGCAAGCAGGCTATAAAGTTGATTAGCCGAAGCAGAATTTTGTTGTTGAGATGCTGTCAGACTTTTTGTGAGTCCTGCTATTTGGTCCTGCAAGGCTTGTATTGCTGGGTCTATTGTAGTTTTAGAATCAACTACTTGACCAGCAGTGCCTGCACCTGCTGCCGCAGGTTTAGCCGCAGGTTTAGCGGCTTGAATATCTGCAGAAGTTGCTTGCAAACCGCTTAATGGGTTATATGAAGTTGTTGTAGTTTTAGGGGCTGGAGTTGCAGTCATTCCGCTTAACGGGTTATATGAAGCCATTATGCACCAACCTTTCCAAGCATCTTAAGCAATCCGCCAACGCCACCCATTACAGTGTCACGAGCATTATTGGTTGAAGCCCAACGTGGGTCCTGCTTGATTTGAGTTTCAAATTCATTAAGAGTCATTGGTGCTGGGTTGGTTGGGTCTGAACCCATAAGGGCATTTGACACCATTTTGCCATAACCAGTAGGACTAGATAAATCAATAGAATCTATTGGTACTTCAAGTAAATTAGAAAGAGTATTAAGATATGGAGTAGCAATAGCACGAAGTGATACGCCAGCATCTAGTTGAGCAGAATAAGGTTTGTAATTATTCTTTGCCATTTCAATTGCTTCTTGTTTAACTGTATTGTAGTCTTTCTTTCCAAGAAGAAATGCTTGAGCATTTTCAGAAAGCCATCTAGAATCATTAGTGGTAAGACTGTTTAACCCATAATCATTAGCAAGTGTTTTAATGTCTGACATAAAAGCACCTGCTGCGCCGCCAGGTAAAGTAAGATTAATTTTTCCTACTTGAGCAATATGTTGTTTAATAGCCGCTTCATCAACACCCTTACCCCAAGATTGTTGCAAAGCCCATTCAGCAAGACTTCCATTATTTTTTAATGGTGGGTAAGAACCATCTGCATTTGGCTTAATCTCTGGACCAATTTGTTCAGGAGTAATAGTTTCACCCATTGATACTGCTGTACGAGCAAGGTATTCACGCATGCGATTATATGACTGCGCATAATCTCCAGGTGCTGAAGTCATTGCTGTTTGAGAATTTTGCCAAGTAGATGAATGATTTTTAGCCCAAGATGTATTTATGAATTGTGATTGGAATTTTGCTTTATCCCATTTGCCATCCATAGCATCTTTGAATAGTTTTTGTAGCGATGGGTCTGAGTCAATCAATGCTGCCTGTACGCCATAATTATCCAAAAATCCTTGATTAACGTCAGCAGTTGATGGGGCATTGATTCCAGCAATAGTTCCATTAGCCACTGGCGTTGAAGAAGGAGTTGAAGAAGAACTAGAAGAACTAGATGAACCAGTAGAAGATGGCTTGGCTTTAGTTCTAGTTGCTGGGGTATTCATTGCTGCTTTTTTGGCAGCGGCAATTTTATCAGTTGTGGCAGTTGCTGCAGGTGTATTATCTGCGCCAACAACACTTTGTGATTTACCTAATTGAGCATTAACTTTATCAAGTTGCGCTTTGATAGTCGCATCTGGATTTCCTAAATCTACAGATTTTTTATATTCAGCCTCAAGGGTTGGTTGCAGTTGTTCTAATGTTTTTTGATTAGCCGCTTTTGTGGCAGTATCTTTTGCTTGCTTGCTAGACGCTCTTTGCGATTCATCTTTTGCTTTGACGTCAGCAACCTCTTGATTAAATTGGTCATTAAGGGTTTTGAATTCTTGAAGTGCTTGCTCATAGCCAGGTTGTCCAGGATATAAATTCTTTAATTTATCTTGAGCACGTCTTACATCTAAAGGCGTAACTTTAGCCATTAGTAGCCTCCTCTAAATGAACCCATTGCTTCGCGCATTGCGTCAAAGTATGTAGTTGCTGCGGTAAATTGTTTAGCCTCTGGGCCTTGACGAACAATATTGCTAATAAAATCTTGCTCACTTAATGGAGTCTTCTGAGCCGTAACATCACGTACTGGAATGAGCGGTGAAAGGCCAGTTGTATTAGACGTATCGTAAGTTGACTGCTTGGTTAAAATTGGATGTGTTTTAGCATAATTAGAAAACATTTCATGGTATTTTGCTGCTTCTGCTTCCGTAGCATCACGGCCCATAAGATTTTGATAAACAGTATTAGTTACAAATTTACTATATGTAGGGTCTGGTGCGTATATTTCAGATGTAAATGTAGGCACACGAGTCTTGCCAACGATAGGGTTAGCACCAGCAGTAGTTGGTACATAACTACCTGCAGGAGTACCACTACCAGTATTAATTTGAGCAGGTGGTGGAGTTGTAGGTTTTGCAAAACCCGCAGGTTTAACAATCTTGGTGTCTGCCATTTTTATCCTAACCTTGCAAATACGGAATTAACCACTGTATTTAAGCGGCCATCTTGGTTGACTCTATCTTTTAGGTAATTAGCCCAAGCATCTTTTTCTGCTTTAACTGCTTCAGATGCTCCGTTAGCGCGGAGTTGTAATACTGCTGAATTATGTGCAACCCAGTCAGTCATAAGTCCTTTAATCAAACCAGCCTGCTCCCCTGTAGGAATTTTTACAGCATTGCCCTGAGCATCTTTACCTGAAAACATTTCTTGGAAATCAGTCATTGCTTGCTGAGCCAAGTGAGTTTTCTTGGTTGATGAATAATCATCCCACCATATTGGGTTAGATTGGCCATAAGCATTTACAAATGCGCTCCAGTTGGAACGCTCTGCTGCTTGAGACTGACCAGCATTTGCCAATGCTGTCATAGCATTATCATGTGCTGTACGCTGTGAAGCAATGTAGTTGTTACCAGAGGCGGTATAGTAAGAAGCCAAGAATTGCTCTGGTGTCTTATTACCGCGTAGGTGCATCTTTACAATTTCATCATGGATAGCCTGAGCATCGCCTGATAAACTTGTAACCTGCGGAACTAAAAATGCTGCGCCAACTGCTTGCTTACTATTAAGCAAATCTTTGTTGCTTTCAATCCAGTTAATTGCCTGGTTTGTATATGGCATTGTGGCGCCAGGGATAGCGCCTTCAGTTCTGGAAATTGTATATGAAATTGCCCCAGTACCATGTTCAGAAATAAACTTATCTAGTGCTTCTGGGTAAGTCATTTGCTTGCCAGTTATAGCAGATTTTTGTTTTAATAGTTTATAGAATTCATCACGCAAGCCAGCATCTTCTTGCGTTACAGCAGGAGATAGTGGGCTTACAGCACCAACTAAAGCCTTCATAATCATAATTGATTTTGCGTTGTTTTTAATACGGTCAATAAACGCTTGCTTTTCAATTGGTGAAGCATCTGCGGCTGGAACCTGACCATGGTATCCAGCAGAGGCTATAGAAGATATTGTTGCATTAAAGAAAGAGGATTCTGTTTCTTTGGCATCAATTGCATGATAAATTGTACGGGCTACAGCGTTAGGCATTAACTGGTCAAAATAACTCTTTTGGAATCCAGCCCCGCCAACGACTTTTTTAATCTCACGGTCAAGTGATGGGTCAATTGCACCAAGAGTATTTGCGGCAATAGATACAAACGGAGATACACCAGGAACGTTAAGTTCTGGAAGTACAGTCTTTAGCGACTGCAAGTCTCCAGTTACGTTTACTGGTAAACCGCCAACAACTGGCATACCCAAAGCGCTTGCAGCATTTAAGAATGATGAACCAAGTTCCCCAATGAATGGAAGTGTTACATGCTTAGCACCAGTTGAATCAGTTTCAACAAACCCTGGGTTATTTACACCCTGTTGTATTAATTGATACTTACGGAAAGCCGCTGGGTTGGTACTAATTAATGAGCCAGCACGACGCATTGCCTGCTCTTGAGCAAAGTAGAAAGGCAAGTAGTTACGTGCTAATACAGAGAACTGAGTACGCATTGCAGTATTGTGAATCTGAGGAACCATAGCATAGGTAGCACGAGTCATAGCAATACGAGTTGCTTCTTCTTCGCTAATTACGCCTGTATCCAAAGCATACTGTAGGCTCTTCATTTCATTCTTAACATGGTTAAAGAATAAAGGTTGACGAGAAAGATTGTTGATAATTGGGTCAATTATTTTTTCAAAACCAAAGTTTGTTATACGCTGAGTTAAGTTTGGCCCAGGTGTCATTTCATAACCTTGACCAGCGACATCCCTTGGCCGTGCCTCATTATCAAGATTTTTAATACGGTCAAGAGAAATCTTTTTTCCAGCGGCTATATCTTCCATAAACTTGCGGTTTACAGAATCTGGTGTTGAGCCAGTAAAAAGGTTGCGCATAACATCTACACGCTTTGCTGAATATTCTTCTGGAGTAGTATTTATATAACCAGCCATAGTGCGTCGTTCAATAGCATATGGGTCTGTCTTAGTAGGAGCGCCCATAAAGGTTGGGCTGTTTTCATCGTATTCAACTTTACGAATACGTGCTTCATCCTTTAGACGAGCAACTTCCCAAGCCTCATCTGGTGTGGCTCCACGTTTTAATTCAGCAAGGGCATCTGCAGTAATTTGTTTACGAGATTCAGTAGTTGCTGCTTTTGAAAGTTCAATATGATAATGAATGTCAAACTTAGGGTCAGATTTCTCAAAACTAGCATACTCACCAGTTTTAACTGGGAAGCGACGTTGAGCATTTTGGCCAACAATTTCTGTTAACTGGCGCATAAATTCTTGTTGTTCCGCTGGTATGCCATATCCAGTAAAGGTTGCACCACTTGCCATATGGCCTTTGGTAGCAATAGCAATACGGGCTGCTAAATCTAAATCTTCTTCAGATGCTAATTTGCTTAATCCTTTAGCAACTGTCTTGCGTACCTTTTTGCCAGATACATCAGCAGCAGCATTGGCTAGATATTCTGCTGGGTCAGTTCCGTTGTGTACAGCATGAATAGCATTTTCTATAATTGCTTCATCTTCACCAACGGCAAGTTTATAGTTCATCTTAGCAGCAGCGCCTGCTACTTTAGACTTTGCTATATCAAGTGAACCAAAACGAAATACCGCTGGGATTAATTCAGATGCAGCAATACGCAAACCAAAACCACCAGTTAGAAGAGCAAGAGGCTTGAAAACGCCATCAGTATAACGGGCAGCAAAATCATCAATGCGGCCATACAGTTTTCCGTATGTACCCAAATCACGCATAGCACCCTTGACTACACGAAAGTCTGGCATAGAAAACATACCACGTTGGTCTAGGAAAAGTCCTTGTGTTGTTGTGCGTCCTTCAAGTTCTACTTGTGAAGCACGTTCGCCTGAAAGGTAACCTGGGCCATAATTTGTTTCTTTTAATGAACGATGAACCATCTGAGCAGATTTGTCCATAATATTTTTAACAAAGTCTGGGTCATTTGGAAGTCCAGCGGCTTTGAACATTTCCGAAATAAGGCTTGAGTAAACATCTTTTTTAATGCTTAAATTACCAAGCATGAACTCTGTAGTCTTTTGACGTGCAAGTTGGTCTGACAATGAAAAGCGTGCAATACGATATACAGAAGTTGCAGATGCTGGGTCAGATGGGTCAAACTTTGTATTAGAAAGTTCTAGCGTATTACTATCAATTGTATATGGCAAGTATCCAGAGAATGTGCGAGTCTTGCCAGCAATAGCAGACTTCCAGGCATCACCACTAAATGGACGCAAAGCCACAGGAAGGATTGTTTTAACTTCTCCTGTATTTACTACATTGCCTGCATCATTAAGAACTAATTGTTCTGCACGACGAGGTAAGAAAAAGTTAGCCTGATTTCCGCGTAGGTACAAAGCATCATTTGTATCCCATTGGCGTAGTTTATCAGCAGTCTTAGATGCAGCAGCACGAAGTACGGTTCTATTTGGAACCATTGATGCACCATTGATTGAAAAGTTTTTCATCAATTCTGTATCATAAGTTGTTTGAAGAAATACTTTGTGCAAATCATCAGTAGTAATCTCAGCCAAAGGGCGAGTTAAGTACTGAGTCATACCTTGCAAGCCAGGATATTTAAGAGCAATATCCATCTGTGCCTCAGCGGCTGAAGGTGCTTTATTAATAATACCTTTGATATCTTCTAGGGCGCGTACGTAACGCTTACCACTATTACCAGTTAAAGTATCAGCAATTGATGGATTTTTACCACTAGTATATAAAGAATCTAATTGGTCTGGTGAGTAAACTTTAAGACTGTTACGTTCAAAGAAACCCTGTACGCTATCGTTAAGTCCACGAAATGGACCCTTGAGGGTTGTAATAACTTTACCATCTTTGGTTGTTAAATACTTACCTTGTTGAACTGCGCTACGGCCTTTAAGGCCAACGTTGATTGGGTCTAACCCAAAATCAAAAGCAATATCTCCTGCGCCAGAAATTATCTTACCTAAACCTTTATCGGTATTACGTAAGTCACCAAGTCCTGGAACATTAGATACAGCGTTTGCAACATCTCGCCCAAAAGAAACTTTATAGTTTGGGTCATTTGAATCATTTACAGAATCACGAAACGATGTTCCAAAGCGAGTTAAAAGATTACGCTCAATAGCGGCAGCAGCATCGGCACCAGCAGTCATGCCTTCTGGACCAAAAAATGCGCCTAGGGCTCCGCCACCAACAATACCAGCGGTTGCCATAAATCCATCAAAAAGACCGTGACGGGCATATACAGAGTGAACAAACTTATAGTCACGCTGAACTTCTTGCAATGGCTTAGCAAGCCAAGAAAGACTACCTGTTACTGCTTTAGCGGCTCCACCAAATACTCTTTGCCAAATGTTTTCAGAACCATGTTCTGCTTGATGGTCCTGCAATGATTGTTGTAAAGCCATGCCATTAGCGGCATGAGAAAGTGAAGTTGCCGCAGCGTCTGGGTTTGATGAGTTAAGTGAGTCATTAACTAAGCCAGGCGAATTAACCATGTGTGGATTATTCGCAAGTACTTGGTTAACGTTGTTAACGTTACCTGCCATTAATACACCTGGTTAATTCGTTGCGCTAAAAACTTTGCGGCTGGGGAGGCATCTGGATGTGCAGCGTATGCTTGCAATCCTTCTTTAACTGTTTGATATTTTGTAATATCAGGAGCACCAAGATTTAATGCTTCTGGACCTGCACCTGCACCAAGTGCCGCACCAGAACTAACTGGCTCAAAAGGCTTTTGTGTAGGCGATGTAAGCGGCGTAACTGCTGGTTGAACGTTAGTTCCATCACCAGCACTTGGAGATAAAGGAGGAAGTATTGGAGTTGCAGGTGCTGCGGCCATTGCTGCTCCACCTTGAATATCCATAACTTGTTGTCCATCTCCCCAATTAGGCATACCTGAGATATACCGTTGTGCTTGCTTTGATGCTGGTCCGCCATCGGTACGTCGGCTTAAAGCCCCTGGGCCTGATTGAACTGCTGGCTTGTTTGCCTGTGGCATTTAATCACTCACCCTCTTGTAATGTTTCAATGGTTCGGGCTGCATACTCGTGGAAGTTTTCTTTGTCCTCCACGAAATTTGCTTGTGTCTGTAGCATTTGACTTGCCATAGACAATGAGCCTGCTATATCAACTAAGATATCGGCTACTGTTTCGGCGATAAGGGCATAGACATCAAACTTGGTTACCCTTGTTGGTATCTTACCCTCATCGTCGTTTAACATAAACTATCTATTCCCCGTTGCTGGTTTGTTATCTGGGTGTACTTTAGTAGCAGAATTACCTGCTGGACGAACGGGATTATTTGAAGCACTAGGTTGAGGTGTTGATGCTCTTCCTGCTGCATATCCTGCTGCACCCGCTAAAGCCGCTGTACCCGCTGCTGTTGTAGCCGCAGTTTTAACTATGGCTTTACCGATAACAGGTTTTGCTGCTTCTTGAGCATTTGTTTGAGCGCCTTCAATTGCATTATAGCGTTTAACATCTTGTGCGGTTTGAACACCTTGACGTTGTGCTGGAGTATTTTTAGGAGTTGTATATTCAACTTTTTTAGGACTAGTAGTAACAACTTTAGTTTTATCGGCAGTACGAGAAACAGTTACATCTTTGTCAGGATTGACTTTAATGCTTTTTGCTTCTCCTCCTGCTTTACCTAACCTACCAGCAGGTATTGATTCGGCTACTTTTTGAGCAACCTTATCTCCTACTTTTGCTGCCGTACGTTCTCCTATTTTTGCTGCAACTTTTTCAGCACCTGCCTTAGCAATAGTAGCCGCAAATTTTGCTTCGCGGCCAACTGGGGTTGCCATTGCTGCAGTTTCTAATACTTTTTTACCAGTGTCAACTACTTTTTTTGTACCAGAAGTTACTGCTTTATTAACCTGGTTCCAACCAACACTGTTAGTATCTGCCATTTGTTACTTAGAACCTTTGTTAGAACCTTTAGTTCCTGAAGGTTGCTTTGTATAATTCATTGTTGTTGCGCCAGTCTTTGCTGGGCCAATCTTTGGTTGAATCTTTGTCTTCTGTGTTGTTGCATCTGAGGAACCGTGTCCGCCTTGATTCTTTGGCGCTGGTACCTTTGTAGTCAATGATGACTTCATTATTGCCATTTATATCTCCTATAGGTTTTTGTTTTTGTTTGACAACCAAATACGCGTTTAGATTGGTTGCCTTCTGGAAACAGACGCAGCGAGTTGTGGTCGTCCAGAAGATGAAAGTCCTGCTAAGAGACTTTGTAATGCAGTCCCTTGTGGTTGTCCAGCAGGCATTGGTGCGCCACCTTGCGGTGCAGCAGTAGGCTCCCCAGTAGGAGCCTGACCTGGGGCGCCTTGCGCCTCACCAGCGGCTGCAACTTCTGGGGAAACTTGTGGTGCAAATGCTGCTGAAATAACATCTTCAATATTATCGCCAGCCATGCGGCCTTTGATTGCATCTGCTATTGAGTTAATAATCTTTGATGGGTCTTGGCCTTGTGAAGCAAGTTGTGGAATTGCTTGAGCGTAAGAACCAATTGCTGATACTAAAGCATCGCGTAATGCTTCTACCTCAACACGTTCTTCTTCCATGGTAACGTTCATTTCCCATGGCATCTGACGACGTAGGAAGTCGCGCGAGATTAACTTATCGCCACGTGCTTGAAGTCCAAAGATAAGAGCGCGGTTAGGGTCTAGTCCAGCCATCATGCCGTAAGAGACATCGCACCAATAATCGCCTTGAATATCTTTATTTGGTGTATAGGTAATTTCGTATGGAGCACCAGCGTTAACGCCGCGTACTTCCTTTTCAACATCACCAAATAGTTTTTCATCCATCATAAATGCCATACGCATTACGTGACGGAAAGCCTCAGCGAATACCGCTTGGGCTGTTTTAACTTGGGTATCAAATCCACCCATGAGTGCTTCAACACCACGGCCAGTTACGATAGAACCTGATTGCTGTCCTAGTCGTCCCTGTGGGTAACGTGAGCCAACTCGTAGTTCTTGGTCAAGTAGTGCTGACTCTTGGAAAATTCCATTAGGAATGTTAAGTTCAACGCGACGAATCTTTTCTGGGTTAGCAGAACGGATTGTTGCATCTGGACCAATTTCAAGTACGTTAACATCGGCAGGGAGAGCAAACGGAGCCTGTACTGATTTCTGTGCGGCTTCCAACTGAAGTGTAGCGAAACGTGAACGGGCAACTTGTACCCACATGATGTCATCAAACTGACCACGTTGGTGTTCATCTGAGTCAAGGCCAGGGCGTACAGCAATGACTACTGGAATCTCACCAATAAAATTCTTTGAACGGTCAAGAACAAGGTTCTTGCGTTCTGGTACAAAAAGGATTACTTCGTCTTTATCTTGATAGCGGAAAAGTTCAAGCATCCGCTCAGAGTTACGATTTTCATATTGACCACGAAGAACTGACTCATGCTCAGGAAACTCATTGCAAAGTTCGCGGACTGTCTTTTGGTAACGACGAGTGTAGGAAAGCAACTTACCAAATCTATCCCATTCAGGATAGGAACCAATTGGGTTATCCATGCGAATCATTGGACGATTGTTTTCAAAGTCAGGTTCAATGATGAAAGCCAACATACCAAATGTCAAGTAACGGTCAGCGCCTGTGTACATCTGTGTCTGAAGATTACATGTGTCTCGGTAACCAGCAGCAATCATTGTGCGCTTATCAGCACGACGACGTGCCCTATCTGAGATAGCGTCTGTAGTATCGCAGTTAAAAGCAGGTAGTGGGGCGATAACTTCGGCTACGTCACGAGCAGCAATGTCAATGAAGTTAGCCACCATAGGCTTAGGAAAGTCTGATGAGAATAGTTCTGGGAATACCTGTTGGATGTTGCCTTGACGGATTGAAAGCAAATCTGCCCAGCGGGCATCACGAAGATGGTAGTGGTCGCGTAACTTACGTACGCGCACTCCTAAATCATCTATATCCAGAGCCATACCAGGTTCCTCCATTTACAGCCATCTGCTCTTGCATCTTGGCGTATTCTTCTAGGTTAACAACTTTGCGTTTAGCAATCTGTCCTTTTGTAGCAAACGGGTTCTTAACAAAAGAACCGCCATATGCGCCCATCTGGTTGATGTAGTCGCGCATTTGGGTCTCCGCAAACCAGAGAGCCATTGGTCCGTCTTGCTTGGCTTTAGTGCCAGCAGACCAGGTAATCAACTGCTCTATTAGAGCCTTGATGTGTTCGTTATCGGCACGAGGCAACTCCAAGAGATTTGAACCTTTAATGTGTTTGCCTTGGTTGTCCGTCGTGCCGAAAAGTGAAGCCATTGATGCGACACCGAATTCGGCATCCATCTTATTTGCTCCTGTGTAGTGTGAAACTAAGCGAATACCTCGTGAAGCGAGGTGGCGGTTAATTTCTTCATCTTGAGTAAGGAACAACTGAAAAGCGTTCTTTTCAATTACCCATACCTTTGGCTTGTATTTATCAGTCCAAGCCTTAATCAAATCTCTAATTTGTGCTGGTGTAGGTGCAGGCATACGAGATGCTTCCAGCAAGTAGCGCTTTTGGGTTGTCCTATCACCAGCAAGTACTACCGAGAAGGTATCACCGCTCATGGCTGGGTCCATAGCACAGACTATGTATTGGTCGTTCAAAACTTCTGGATGGCCAGCAATGCCAGGGGTTAATGGACCTATAGGTCTCATACCACTAATAGAACCACGTACACACTCAGGAGCAAAGATTGCAGAAGACTCAACGTCTTGTTGCTGGTAAACCATAGCCCAAGTCTTTGGGTCTAAGACACCACGACGTCTCTTAAGGTTGATACCATCCCAGCGAGGGTATAGACCATCTTTGTCTGGCAAAGTATCATCAGCAGCCCAAGGGCGGTCTGACATAGGCCAGAGGGTCTTCCAGTCCTTTGCATCATCTGCAAACTCTAAGACGGCTGGCATAGCCAGATAGGTCCAAGGGGAGGTACCATCAGGGTAGCGGTCAGGGTTACGCATCTCACGATACATGTCCACTGGGTCTACACGGGTACCTACAACTAAAATTTTACCTGTTGGGCCAACACGGGTTAAGACTTCCTGTTGAATCCAGCGAATTTGTTTTTCATACTCATTGGCGTTTGCCAAGGTCACACAGTCATCAAGGATGATTAGGTCAGCACGAGCACCGTAAATCTGACCACCGATACCTAG